TGCGTGATCTGCTCATCGAACGGGTTGTAGCCCTGGGCGGTGAACTTGTTGATGCGGGCCAGCGTCGCGCCGGCCAGCACATCCTTCGTCGCCTCCTCCCCCGTCGTGGCTTTGCTGTTCCGGATCGCCTTCTCCACGAGGGCGTCGGCATCGAGCGTCGGCTTGCCGGCAACGGAAGTCTCCCGGTCCAGCATGTACCGCAGCGTGTCCAGCATGATCCGGCCGGGATCCGCCGAGGACGACACCACATCGCCGTTCCAGCCGCCGACCTTGGCGCGGGTGCCCTTGGTGTCGTTCTCGATGCCGAGCCAGAGGTTCCCGGTCTGCTTCATGCCGGTCTGCTGGATCAGAGTGTTGATCGCGCTCGACACGCCTTCGGTCGCCGACTTGATCCCCTCGACGTTGGTACCCGACTTGCCGCCAGCGTCCGAGGCCATGACGTTACCGGCGGCGTCGGTGTCCACCCAGGCGCCGGAGTACATCGTGGAGGGCTTGCTGGTGCCCAAGACAGCCGTCACAGCCGCGAGCACCGCCGCCGCGATCCAGCCATAGACCGGGATCGCCGAGAGCGCGGCCGAGGCACCCGCCATGCCGCTGACACCGGCTGCGCTCGCCGCCGCACCCATGCCCATGGCGCCCATGGCCGCCGTTCCCGCCGCCATCGAGCCGACGCCGAGCGCCGCACCGGACAGGCCGCCGGCCACCTTCGATCCGCCGAAGACGTTGTTCCCGAGCCACGCGCCGCCCATGCCGCCAATCATGCCGTAGGGGATGGCGGAGCCGATGCCACTGGCGACACCCGTGAACGTCTGTCCGGCCGGCGACAGCATGGCCGGATTGACGATCTGCGTGGCGCCAATGGTATCGACGTAGGCCGTGGACAGCCCCAGGCCCTGCCCCATGGAGGACGTGGCGAAGCCGTTGGCCAGCGTGCCGAGCGTGTTAGTGCCGGTGTAAACCGACCCCATGCTGGACCCGAGCGAAATGTAATCCCTCGCCCCGAGCCCGCTGACAGACTTTCCCGCCGTCCCGCCAACGCTGAACACATCGGACAGCCCGACATCGCCCTTCGTCCCCATCCCGATCATTCGGCGGAGATCGACGGACGCCAGCTTGGCGAAGTCGGACAGCAGGGAGGACACCACCGCACGCCCGATGTTGGCGAGCGACGCCATCGCGTCCTTGCCCTTCAAGGCGAGGTCCACCAACCCGTCGCCGATGCGGTCGAAGGCGCGGTCGAACATGCGTGGCATCGTCGCGGCGGCTTCCTCCGCGGCGCGCTTCGCCTCCTGCTCGGCCTCCTGCGCTTTGCGGGTCGCCTCCTCCTGCTCCTGGCGGGCCTTCACCAGCCCACGGATGCGGTCGATCTGCTCGACGGTGAGGGCGTTGTTCTCTTCGAGCGCGAGGTTCTGCGCGCGAAGAACCGCCTCCTCGATCTCGCGCTCCTTCGCGTCGAGTTCAGCCATGCGCGCGGCGTCGGACAGGGAGGTGATGTACTCTTCGACCTTGTCGGTAGCCTCCTCGGTGGCCGTGGTAACGGCGCTCAGCCCGCCACCGGACGACCCACCGCCGGTACCAGACAGCTTGCCGAGAGCCTCCCCGGTTTCGTCGATCGCCTTGTCGAGGATGTTCAGCCCCTCGGTTATCCGGGCAAAATCCGTTGCAGAGTTCGTGCGCGTCGGGTTGGACGCCATGAACCGCAACGCGCGCTGCTCGAATTTGAGCATTTCTAGCCGCGCGGTGAGGTTCTTCTTCTGCTCCTCGGTGTTGCCGAACAGGGCGTCGGTGTACTGGCTGATCTTGCCGGTAGCGATCAGGTGCGCCTCGCCCTGCTTGATCGCAGCGTCGGTGGAGGCGCGGGTGGCGACGACGGCCTGCTCCGTAGTCGTCATCATTTCGTAGAGCATGGCGGCGGTAGCCACAAGGCGACCGATTGGCGTGTTAAGCCCTACGGCGGCCATGGCTGCGGCCAACCCGGTTGTGGCGGCGGCGGCGGTAGCAGACGCTGCCGCCGCAGCGCGCGCCGCCAGCGTAGTCCGCGCGACAGCCGTGGCGTGAGCCGTATGCGCCATCGTTGCCGCGACGCTGCTACGCGCCACAGCCGTTTGCGCTGCGGCGACAGCGGCTTCGGATTGAGCCAATGCCAGATTGGCCACGTCCAGTCGCGCGACAGCCGCCGCCTGCCCCGAAAGCCCGGCCGTATTCCGAACCGCCGCCACTGCCGCCGCCTGCCGCGCCGTCTGAACCGCTACCGTCGCCTGCGCCGATGCGAACGCGTGCTGGGCCGCCATCTGGTCGGCCTTCGCCATGATAACGGTGTCGGCTGCGGTCTTGATGATGGCGGCATCCTTGGCCTTCAAAGCCGCGACGCTGGCCGCCACCGATGCCGCGAGTCCGCCGATGGCCGCCGAAGCCATCTTCGCCACCAGCAGGCCGCCAAGCACCTTCGTCACCAGCAGGCCGCCCTGGACCAGATCACCCATGTTCGCCGACAGCGCCTCGATGGCCTCGGTCAGGCCGCGGATCGCGCCGTTGGCCGCGTCGCCCGCGCCGGCATTGCCGATGGAGACGAACAGGCGGTTCCACGAGTCCTCCAGGTTGGACAGGGCGCCGCCCAGCGTGGCGGCCTGCTCCTGCATGGCGCCGGCGAACTGCGTCTCGCCGATCCGGCGCAGATAGCTCTCGATCTCCTGCGCGTTCTTCCCGACCTCCGTGGTGACACCCTGAAAGGTGAGTTTCACCCGGTCACCCTCGGATGAGGCGACGATGCCAAACTCCTTGAGGCGCTCGAACTCACCCGTCGCCGCGTCCGCCACGGCCTCGATCATCTGCGACAGGTCCTTGCCCATCGCCGACGCGGTGTTGCCGTAGCTCTCCAGCGACTTGATGGACGGGTCCAGGCCGCGCGCCTTGAGCGCTACGAAGCCCTGAACGGCCTGCTGCAGGCTGAACGGCGTCTTCGCGGCGAAATCCTGCAACGCCCCCATGGCCTGCGAGGCCAGTTCGGCCGAGCCGACCACGGTCTTCATGGAGGTGCCGAGCTTCTGGAACTCGGCGGTCGTCTGGATCACCTTCGTGGCGAGCGCGCCGGCGCCGACGGCGGCAAGTGCAGCCTGCACCTTCGGCGCGACCGCCGCGATGGCGTCCATCTGCCCACGGAGTCCGCCCGCCGCCTCGCCCATGCGGCTGACGTTCTGATCGACCTTCCCCGCCGCGGTGTTGGTTGCCCGCTCGAAGGTCGAAATCCGACGCTCGGCCTCGCGCAACTGCGACTGCAGGAGCGCAGTGGTCGCGGAGATCTGGACGCTCAATCCTGCGATTTCTGCCACGGCGCGCTCCATAGAAAAAGGGCGCCCAGGTGAGGGCGCCCTTCGGTTCAACTGCCAACGCTCGACTCAATTATCGCTATGGCGCATCATTCTCGCCCCATCCCAGGGGAGGAACGTTATGCGCTCACTCATCTTCGCCGCACTACTGACGCTCGCCGCCGCACCGGCTTACGCCGACAAGGACTCAGCCCTCGCGGCCATAAAGCGAGATGGCAACCCTGCCAAAGATGCCGTCTGGATGTCGGACAACTCTCTTTACGTCGGCGTGTACGACGATGGAACAAATCGCACCGGACTAGCCAACTACTACTGCGAACTCATACGTCCGCACGGCGTTCCCAAGGAAACTCTTGTGAAGGTGGTTGATTACGCAAAGGTGTTGCAGAAGAAGGGGTTTCACTCTCTCGGGCAGACGTACTGTAAATAGGGGCGGCCCGCCTCCGAGCCGCCCCTACCGTCAGGCCAAGGTCATGCTCTCGGACTCTTCGATCAGCTTCCAGAGCATGCGGTCGCGGCAGTCCAGCAACCCGTTCTCCGGCAACGTCGCGCCGTACATGATCGCGGCATCCCCTTCCGCGCGCTCGTAGTAGCCCATGAACACAATGCGGAGCTTGATGGCGATGCCGGCCCCGGAGCGTGCCTGGGTGGCCTCGATCCGATCCGCCGTCGCGTCCATGGCAGCGTACGCATCCTCACGCTCCTGGCAGTCGCCATGCGGGAGGGTGTCGATGAACCGCCACTGGTCCTTGTAGAGTTCCCAGAGCGCCAGCAACTCGGCGTCGGGGTGCGGGGTGGCGATGGCGGGCGCCGCGAGGCAGGCCGCCGCCGTTCCGCCGAGCATGGCCCGGCGGGTGATGGTGTTGGTCTGCATGGCGGCTACTCCGCTTTGTCGCCGTCGATGGCAAGGATGGCTTCGGCGGCGAGCGCCTTAACCGCCGCCGGGTCGTCCGCCTTCCGGTGGATCTCCAAGACCAGATCGCGCAGCGCATCGATGGTGGCCTTGGCGTCTTCCAGTTCGGCGACGGGGTGCTTGATGATGCTGCAGCTCATGCTCTCGCCCCTCACGCCGCGCGGCCGATGATGTCGTAAACGCGCGTCATGACGGTGCCAGCGAAGGCCACGGCCTCCACCTTGCGAATGCCGTCCTTCAGCGCGTCACGGATGATGCGGCCCTCGTGCACCTTGAGCGCGTCGGCTTGCATTTCCACCTCCAGCGGCCTCACCTCGGCAGCGATGCGCTGCGCCCGATCCTCGGCGATTTCGGACAGGGCCTTGAGGTGTGCAGCCTCCTGCGCCTCAGGCGTGGCGGGCGCGGCCTTCGCCTTCTTCGGCTTCGGCAGCGACAGGATGCCCTGCCCCGCCAAGACGGCCTTGTGATCCTGGATCAGCCCCCGGCCGCCGAAGTCGAGCCACATGGCGACCGTGGCGCGCGGGAACATGAGAGTGCCGCGCGGGTCGGGGACCGGCTCGACGTTCCGCGACTTGCAGAACTTCTTCAGGCTCGCCGTGATGCGACGGACGATGCGGATGCGTTGGTGCTGCGGAACGTCCTCACGGATGGCGATGTCTAGCGAAGTCATGTACGGCATGCCGACGCGGCGCGGATCGCGGGCGATGTGCGCTTCGATGATCGCCGGCATCTGGTCTTCGATCAGCTTGCGCGCCGCCGCCTCCACGATGACGGGGATCGTTTCGAGCATCTGCCCCATCATGTTGAACAGGCGCTCGTCGATGGCGGGGAGCATGCTCTCGCGGTCGTGCTTGGCGACGACGCCGCGAACCCCGCCGAGGATGCGCGGCAGGGCCTCGTCGGCGGTGATTGGCGCGATTACATCCCGCCCCTGCCGCAGTTCCATCCGATCACGAATGGCGTCCTTGCCCCAGCTCCAGAGTTCATCCGACAGGTCCTCGGCATATTCGAGGGCCAGTTTCCAATGCGCCATTGTCGCGCCGTTCCGCCCGCGGCTCACCTGGATAAGGTGTGATTTTCCCACCTTTTCCGTAACCTCCAGGTGGCGAATGCGCCGCTCCGTCTGGGGCAGTCGCAGCCAGTCCACCGGGCGATGGCCTTCCGGAGAGCCAGCCGCTCGCCACATGTCCGTAAGGTTGAGGCGCTCGCCTTTTTCGGCAATCTGCGTCCCATTGTACACCAGCGCCGAATGGCGCATATTCCGATCCGTCATCTCTGATGCTTTCCTCATCAGGGGTTGCGACTTGGCCGCTGCGTCAACAGCGACCGGGTTACTGACCAGCGGCGGGGTGGTCGCCAAACTCACCCCCGCCGCTGGCCTCCCGAGCCGACTGGCCCGAGCATTCAATTCCAATTCGCACCAAGCGCCTGATCGCCTCCGCACGGGCGGGGATGTCAGGCTGTGCGCGCCTCCAATCGTCCACGACGCGCAAGAACGCGGCATCGGTGCGCATCTGGAAAGCACCACTTTTGTATTCCATCCCCTCCATCCTTGGGTGATTGTCATGACAAGATGGATCCTATCGAAAGGGTCTTGCGCCGTCAAGCGCGTCCGCTAATGATGGCGCGTCATGACACGGACGAGGCGGCGATGGCACACCCCGAGAAATTCCAGATGCGCGTGTCGCCGGAGTTCCTTGAGCACATCGACGAATGGCGGCGAGGGCAGAAGGACATTCCGCCGCGAGCCGAGGCGATCCGCCGCCTTGTGACGCTTGGCCTAAACCACCGCCCGATGCTGCTTGCCGCCGCATCAGCGTTGAAGGCGATGGGGCGCCTCGCCGACCGAGACGATTTGACCCAGGAAGAAAGGGATGAGGTGGCAAGCGTTCTTCATCAACTGGCGAACGCCCTGAGAGATTGGGGAACCCTTATGGACGCCATTCCTCCAGCCAAGGACGGCGCTGAGGGCAATGGGTAGCCCCAAAACAGCAACCCCTCCCGTTAAATCCTCCCTTCCTTAACGCTTGACGTTAAACGCTCTGCGATATACCCTCTCCCCCATGATCAAGACGTTCACCGATAAGCGGACTGCGGCGCTGTTCTTCGGGAGAGCGGTAAAGGGTATCCCGGCCGACGTAGCGCAGCGCGCGCAACGCAAGTTGGCGATCATCGAACAGGCGTCCGTGCTCAACGACCTGCGCGTGCCGCCGGGCAACCAATTGGAAGCTCTTTCCGGCGACCGCTTTGGACAACACAGTATCCGCGTCAACAAGCAATGGCGCATCTGCTTTGTCTGGCGCGAGGGCGACGCCTACGACGTTGAGTTTTGCGATTATCATTGAGGGGTGAAACGATGACCATTCGCCGTGAAGACTTGGACGCTGGCCGCATTGACCTGTCGGACGTGATTGACTCCGCGGTGCCGCCACGGCCGGCAGTTCACCCCGGCGAGGTGCTGCGGGAAGAGTTCCTGTCTCCCCTCAACCTGTCGGCCAACGCCCTTGCCCTCGCCCTGCGGGTGCCCGTCACCCGTATCAGCGAAATCGTGCACGAGCGCCGCGGCGTCACCGCCGACACCGCCCTGCGCCTCGCCCGGTATCTTGGCACCACCCCCGAATTCTGGCTGAACCTCCAGCAGGCGCACGACCTGTCGATTGCCGCCAGCGAGAGGGGGCCGGAAATCGAGCGCGAGGTGCGCCCGAGGGCTGCGTGAGGCGGCGCGACCCGCCTCACCGCTTCTTCCCCCACCCGCGCAGCGCCGACGCCAGCTTGCCGGCGACCTCGGCCTTCTCGGTCCTGGTCTCCGCCGGCTGGTCCCGCACCATTACGGCACCTTCCCGGCTCGGCTTGGCCTTGCCGCCCTCACCGCCCATTCCCGCCTTTCCGCAGTTTGTTCACCCCAAGCAGCTTCGCCTTGATGTCCTTGGCGGTCTCCGCCTTGGACCGGGGCGGGGTGTCGGCGGTCTTGTCCTCTCCCCCGCCGAACGGGTTGGTCTTCCGCACGAAGTCCACCTTCCCGTCGATGGCAAGGGGGATGCGGAAGATGCTCGTCCGCATCGCCTCCTTGTCCGACCACCCCAGCCAGCCGGTGGCGTACTGGTAGAGCTTGACCGCATACTCCTGGGGCGTCAGGCCCCGAACAGAGGGTTTTCCTCGCCCTCCGCACCCGCCGCCTCCTTCTCCACCTTCGAAGCGGCCTCGGCGTTGATCTCGTCCACCGACTTGCCGCCGTTGAACAGCCGGAACACGTAGTCGCTCAGCGGGTCGATCAGGGCCGGGATGCCGGCGCGGAACATCAGGTCGGGGAGCTTCTTGGCCTGGGTGTCGTTCCAGCCAAGGCCCAGCTTCAGCACCAGCCCCATCGTCGGGGCGTGCATGGTCGCGATCTTCTCGACGATCTTGACGTAGTTGTCGAAGCCGGACGCCAGTCGGTTGAAGGCGTTGAGCGACGGGCGCAGCGTGTACTCGGCGCCATCGACGGTGAAGGCGACTTCGCCCTTGTTCAGATCGGACATGGGGTTCTCCGTGGGATGGTGGGGTTTCAAGATCGCGGGGTGTCTCAGGGTGGATGGGCCGGCGACGCACCCCACGTGACGCCGCCGGCCCCGCTCGGCCGAGCGTTCGGTTCGCGGTTAGACCGCGGAGACCTCGATGACCTCGCTGTTGATGGCGATGTCGAAGCGGCGGCGGACGACGTTCTCGACGTTGCCGATGTTGATCGGCTTCGACATGACCTTCGCCCGGAAGTAGAGGATGGTCGGGCTGGACGGCGAGCCCTCCGAGCCGTCGTTCAGCGTCACCTTGAAGGCGTAGTCGCTGTCGGACGAGAACGCCGCGACCAGGGCGTCCTGGCCGGCGTCGGAGCCGTCGAAGCCGACGGTCAGCGTGAAGGTGCCGGCGTCGTAGGTCGTCTTCAGCTTGCGGACGCGGCGGTCGCCGACGCTGGTGAACGTGGTCGAGCCGGCGGTGTCGCCGATGTCGCCCAGGTCCTCCACCTCGCCGACGAGGGTGTACGACAGGGCCGAGAACTCGCCCTCGACGTCGGCGGTCTCGTTGGCCGGGCCGATGTAGATCTTCGAACCGGCAGCGGTACGAACGGTCATAACTCGCTCCTTTCAGGCATAGAAAAAGGCGGCCCGACTGGACCGCCTGGGGTACCCGGTTGCTGCCGGGGTTCGGTGTCAGCTCGCCTTGCGCAGCAGAGCTTTGAAACGCTGGACTCCGTGTCGGGTGCGCCCGTCCGGGTCGGTGAAGATGGTCGAGAACTCCTCGCGGATGCTGGCGAGGCACCAACCGGAGACGGTCAGGCGGGCGTTCTGCAGCGCGGTCTTGACCGCACCCATGACCTGGAGGGCTTCCTTCTTGCCGCGGTACCGGCTCCAGGTGTGCAGGTGGAAGTGGATCTCCTCGCCTTCCGTCGCCAGCGCCGACCAGTCGCCGGCGGTCGCGTCGTCGCCCAACTCCACGTAGGGAAATGCCGCCCCCTGCGGCACGTCGTCGTAGACGCTGACCGCGGCGCCGGTCGGGCTGCTGCCGACGTCCAGCGCGTCGTTGAGCGCGGAGAGGATGGCGGCTTGCAGCGGCAGCATGGCGGCGGTCATTCCTCGCTCCCCCGCAGCTTGCGGCCCGCCTTGTCGAGCGCCTTCGTCACCGCCTCACGGATGCGGGCGATGGCCCAGTTCCGGTTGGCGTAGTAGGCGGGGAACAGGAACGGCTGGGCCTTGTGGCCGGGATGGTGGATCACCCCGCCGTTGGGCATTTTGATGTCGTGCGGCTGAACGCCGAACTCGATCAGGTGGATGTGCGCTGCGCGGCCCTTCCCCCAGCTTCCGACGCGGGCGCTGAGCCCGTTTTTGGCCGGGCGCACGGACAGCATGGAGACCAGCTCGCCCGTGGCATAGGGGTTCATCCCCGGCTTCGGCGCGCCCTTCAGCGCGTCGGCGAGCACCGCGTCGGCACCTTCCTTCACGGCCGCGCGCACCTCGTCGGAGATCTCCAGCGGCATCTCGCGCAGCGCCTTGCGGAGCTTCCCGCCGCCCTTGACGTACGACTTCGCCATCAGAGGGCTACCCCGGCTTCGAGATCCAGCACCATGTACGGCTCGCGCGGCCCGGCGTCGGCGACGAACCGGATGTTGTAGGCGACCGAGCGCCACACCACGCGCATGCCCGCCGTCACGTCGCCGCGGCGGCGGATCTTGCACCGGTACATGGCCGGCGCCTCGATCTGCTGCGCCTGCACGCGCTCCTTGCCCGACACCGGCCAGACCTGCGCCCAGACGGTGGCGACGGTGCTCCACGCCAGCGTCGAGCCGCCGTAGCCGTCGTCGGCCCGCGTCTCGGACTGGATCGTCACCCTCTGGTCGAGGTCGCCGGGCTGCGTACTGTTGGAAGCCATCACGCCACCCGCGGATACTTCGTGCGCCGCGTCTCGCGCGTGGCGTCGAGGATGGCTTTCTCCTGGCGCCACTCGTCGGCGTAGGCCACGTCCTCCCAGCCGGGCAGGCACGGGGCGCCGCGGGTGTGGTGCACGACCTTCGGGTTCAGGATGCCCTCTTGGACGGAGGAGCCGCCGCCGTCGAGCCAGTTCCACGAGGGATCGAGCGAGCCGATTTCCTCGTCCCGCAGCCACGAGAAGGCATGCAGCCACGCGCCGGGCTTGGTGTTCACGTCCTCCAGCGACAGGCGCTCGTTGGCCGGGTGTTGGAGGTTCCAGACCACGAGCGAGGACCAGTTCTTCCGGCCGTAGTGCTCCTGCCGGCAGTTGTCCATCTTGACCGCCTCGGCCGGCCGGTGGTCGTGCTGCACCACCGACACGGCGTAACGCGGATCCACGGAGCGCATCAGGTCGGCGATGTCCGCGCGCCACAGGAAGTCGCAGTCGAAGAAGACGGCGAAGTCGCTGGTCGAGTGCATGAACGGCACCATGAACCGCGCGAAGCTGAAGTTGGTGCTGAACGGCTTGCCGTCGGCGTCGTCGATGCGCTGCCCGTCCTCCATGTGCCAAGGCCGCTTGAAGCCGGCAGCCTTGCAGTGGGTGGAGCTGATCGGCATCGGGACGACGGGAATGGTGGTCCGGCGCAGCAGCGAGAACACCGCCACGTCGTAGGCCGCCTGTTCGCGCGGGTCGTGACCGACCCACACGGTGAGCGGGGAGTCGCCGAGCGCGACCATCAGCGCCACCCCAGGAAGAAGTCGCCGCTGATTGCCGGCGCCAGTTCGACCATGCCCAGCGACTTCAGGAAGGCCACCGCCTCGCCCTGCTTGCCGCCGTGGTACATGGCCTCACGGCCCTTCTGCTCGACCACCACCACCGGGCGGCAGCGCTTCAGCGTCTCGACGGCGCCGCGCAGGATGGGAAGCTCGTACCCCTCGGTGTCGATCTTCAGCAGGTCGATGCGCTCCAGGCCGAACGAGTCCAGCGTCACCATCGGGATATCGCCCTCGCCGGCCACGTGGGTGTCGCCGCTGCTGCCGGGCTTGCCGTCCAGGCGGACGCTGCCCTCGCGCTCGCCGAGCGCCACGCGGTGCAGGGCGTAGCGGTCGGTCCGCATGTTGTGCGGGTAGATCGCGGCGTGCACCGGGTGCGGCTCGAAGGCGATGACCTGCTCGAAGGCGAGTTCGGCCTGCATCGACCAGAGGCCGACGTGCGCGCCGATGTCCACGAACACGCGCGCCTCCTTCACCAGCGGCACGGCGGTGAGGAACTTGTGGCGCTGGTAGCTGGGCCGGCCGTCGGGCAGCTCGGCGTACCGCTTCACGCCCGGCGCCATCATCTCGACCAGGTGCTTCTCGCCGGGCGGCAACCAGACGCCGCGGTGGTTGATGGCGCCCTCCGGCAGCGGGGCCAGCGGAGCGGCGGCGGGCAGCGGCGCCGCCCCCTCCGGGTAAGCTTCATCGGGCAGCGGCGGCAGCGCCTCGCCCGGCGCCGCGATCTGCTCGGCCGGCGCGGGCGCGGCATCGGCGGTCTTCCGGCGGCGACCGCGCGGCTTGTCGGTGGGGTTCGTGGGGATCTCAACGTCCACGGATCGTCTCCATCAGGTGTTCAAGCACGAGGTCCGGCGTGATCGAGCGCCATGCGGCGACGCAGGCCGGGTGAAGGTGGCGCCAGCCGGTCGCCTCCGGGTCGTTGACCCACAGGTTCCGATGCGCCTGGTAGCCGGTGGTGGCCGGCGTGATGTAGGCCCCGAACAGCACCACGGCCGGGATGCCGAGCGTCGCGGCGGCGTGATGCAGACCGCCCTCCGGCAGCACGGCGGCAACGGCACCGGAGAGCACCCCGCAGGCGTCCCGGTAGCTGGCCGTCTCGATGCGCCGCACCCCGTTCAGCCACCGCGTGCCGACCGGCCCGATCTGCGCCCACGGCAGAGTCGGCGCGAGGTCCACGAGGCGTTGCCAGTTCTGCCAGCCCCATTGCTTGTTCGGGCTGGCGTTGCTCTTGATGTTCGGCTCGATGACGACGACCGGCTGGGCAAGCGCCCGCTCGGCATCGGCCAGGTACAGTTCCCCGGGCTCACACGGGCGTTGCATCCACGCCCACCGCTGCTTGGTGGTGCGGGCGTAGTCGATGTACGGCCGGGCGCCCGGCGCGTTCACCACCCGCTGGCAGGGCGCCGTCCGGTCGCGGACGATGCGGGGGTTCCCGGCCCACAGCGGCGACCAGCGCGGGTTCCCGGCGGCATCGGTGACGAGGACCGGACGCGGGTCGATGCGCTGCACCGCGCGGGCTTGCGCGGTGGCGAGGATCTCGTCGCCGTAGCCCATGGTCAGGCCCGCTCGAAGATCCCGACCCACTCGGCGCGCGGCCCGGGCGCGTCGTGGATCTGGCCGAAGCCCAGCGACGCCATCAGGCGCGGCACGTCCACCGGCACATAGTCCGACCGGCGGTCCTGGATGACCGGCGCCGGCAGCCGCACCGCCACGTACCGGGAGCACCGCGCCACCGCGGCGCGGATGAACTCCGCCGGGTCCTTGAATTTGTGCGCGATGGAGAGCAGCAGCACCGCGTCGTAGCTCGGCAGCAGGCCGGCCGGCGGGGCGTTGGCAAACACCGACAGGTCGGCGACGAAGAAGGCGGCGTTGCGGCCCTCGAACAGCCGGCGCGCGGTCTCGACGCGGGAGTCGACGCCCTCCACCCCGTGCGCCAGCTTGGCGCCGGCCTTCATCATCTCCAGCGAGATCAGCCCCTCGGCGCAGCCCAGGTCGAGGATGGAGGCGCCCCCCACCATGCCGAACAGCGGGTCGAGCCCGGTCAACTGCTCGGCCAGAGTGCGGTCGCCGGCCTGCAGGTCGGAGATCTCGAACCAGCCCTTGTTCGGCGGGTCAACGGCAGCCATCAGGCATCCCCATTCAGCATGCGCCAGCACGTGCCGTCAGCCATCTCCGACAGCGTCCATTGGTTGGCGGCGAGGTTCCACGCCCACTGCTCCCGGTCATCCGGCCGCCGCGGGCTCTCGATCTTCTTCAGCTCCGGCTCCCCCAAGCGGTAAGCACCGCACGGGTTGGTGCAGAACACCGGGACGCCGGCCAGGAGGGCATCCACCGCGGCGTTGCTGCTGTGCGTGACCAGAGCCCAGGCGCCGGCCAGATCGGCGGCGAGCGGGCGGCCCGGCTTCTTCGTCTTCTCCCGGATCCGCACGTCGCGGTCGGTGTGCCGCAGCAGCGTGTCCAGCGTGTTGGCCAGCCACCGGCGGGCGTCGAAGCCCATCAGGCCGGCGAAGATGTCCGACGGCGGGCAGACCACCACATGGCCGCCACCGGCGCGCCAGGGGGCGATGGAGAGGCCGAGGCGTTCCCACCGGTGAGGCGTCGCCGTGCCGCTGCCGTCGTGCTGCAGGGCGTCACGCGTGACCCGGTAGTAGCCGTCGTAGTGGCCCGGCCGGAAGTAGCCGTTGTCGAGGTACAGCCACCGGCGCCCCTCGCGCTGCGCCTGGATCAGCGTCGGCCGCAACCCGCGCAAGCAACCGTACATGGCGACATCGCCGGGCAGCAGCGGATAGGGCGGCACGACGGGAGCGCCGCAGCCGGCCGCGAAGGCGGCGCACACGGTGGCGCTGTGCACGTGCTCGGTGGCGTAGACGTTCAGCATGGTCAGCGACGCGGCGGCTTGACGCCGGAGTCACCGGTGGGCGGGACGACGTTACGCGGGGCATGCGTTGGCTGGTAGCAGCCCCCCGGCAGCGCGGCGGAGCGCCTGGACTGGGCCGGCGGCTCACCCGTGTCGATCTCGATCCCGCAGCCTGCGACGACTGCGCCGAGACGGAACAGCTTCTCGGCCAGCCAGAGGCGCGCCCGCAGCCGGCGGACTCCGGTCACCTTCACGTTGATGGTGACGCTGCGCACGGCCTCGCGCGCGTCGAAGCTGACGGTGGACATCGTGGGGACTCCGTGGGGTTCAGAGTGACAGCAGCCGCCGGAACGCCGTGCCGCTCGAGATCTCGTCCAGCGACGCCTGCGCGCCGCTCAGTCGTTCGAACATCGGCACCCGGTCGCCGAGGAACGGCGCCTCCAGGTCGGCCGACAGTGGCAGCGCGGCGGCGGCGCCGATCCACTGCGGCATCTCGAAGAACACCGGGACGCCGAGCGCCAGCGCCTTGATCGCCGCGCCGCTGCCCCAGGTCACCACCGCCCAGGCACCTTCCAGGTCCTGCTCCAGCGTCGTCGGCGGGGTCGTAGTGCCCGGGTGGAGGCGGACGCGGACGGGGCGGTCGGTGCGCCGGCGCAGGTCGGCTACCACGCCGTCCGTCCAGACGGACGGCTGCCCGACTCCCGCCGGGCCCACGCCGCGGCTCGGCAGCACCAGGATGTGCCGACCGTCATCCCGCCACGGCTGGAATGCGCCCATCTGGCGGAGCATGCGGTCCCGATCGCCAGGGAGCCACCGGCCGGCCCCGTTGTGCTGACCAACCGCCAGCGCGTAGAGCTGCACACCCGCCGCGTCGGCGCCGAGATAACCGTTCTCAGCGATCAGCACCGTCGCGCCGGCGCGCTCGCCGGCCTTGGCGTAGATCTCGCCCTGGCCGTAGCGGTTCCAGACCAACACGATGTCTCCCGGCCCGACCGGCGCCGGATACTGCCGCTGCTTCACCGTGAACCCGCAGGCGCGCAGGCCGGCGTGGAAGGCGTCGCTGCGGTAATGCGGCTGCTCGCGCAGGAACGAGTAGGCGATCGGCCCGCGCATCAGGCGAAGCTCATCACGCGGTATGGGGCGAGCAACGCATCAACCGTCATCGGCAGCGCGCTCACGATGTTGCCGATGTTCACCGGGGCCCGGTTCTCATACCAATGCGAGATCAGCAGCAGCAGAGCGTGCTTGATCGGCTGCGGCACGTTCTCGGCGTAATCGGTCGGCGAGCCGGAGCCGGGTTCATAGCCAGCGACGAACCGCACCGTGACAGCGTTCCAGGCGTCGTAGGTGCTCGGCCACGTCTCGCCATAGGCCGGCTTGATCCGGGCCCGCCACTGGCCGTTGCCGTCCACCTGATACTTGGACGTGGCCAACGTCTGAGAGACGTTGTTGCTGTCCAGGTAAGTGATGCTGGTCACCGACTGAAGCGGCGGCAGCGGCACGTCGATGACGCCAGGGAAGCGGTGGAGTTTGAGGTCCCAGGTCTGCTGCACGAGAGCCCGGCCGAGCCACCCGTCGCGCCCGTCGAGGTGCGCGGTCGCCGCAGCGATCAAGGCGTCAACCAGGGCGTCGTCGTCGGAGGTGTCCAGGCGCAGATGCGCCTTCGCCTCGGCCAGCGTGACCGGGTAGGCCGGCGCGGCGCTCACCAGAGTGAGGCTCATGGCAGCACCTCGTCCAGGTTGCCCATCGGGAAGCAGGTCAGCGCCGAGCCCGGCGTGCAGTTGATGACCTCGATGCCGCGCTCGGTCAGCGCCGGCTGTAGCGTCGGGAAGTGCGGCAGCATCAC